GTGATAGCAGTACCGGATATCCCGGTCCCGATGCTCACTGATTCACTGGAGTTAGCGGTATCTATGATTAGGTATGCATCGCTACCCTGCTTGATGGTCAGAGCCGTAGCCTGGTTATCAGTGACCGCTATGTTAATAACATTGTTGTCTGCACTGATGCTATCTAGAGCTATGTCTCCAACGTTAGTAACATCCGCATCGTTGAAACTAGTGGCTCCCAGTGTGTTGGCTGCGGCTGTAGATGTCAGGCCATTACTTACTGTCACTGCGGATGTCATTGTGATGACATTTCCCGCAGTAGACGTATCCACTACCACAACATCGGCAGAGCCGTCAGTGATGCTTAGAGCGTCAGCCAGGCCATTTGTCAGGACTATGTCGTTGGTTCCGGTAGAGCCGGTGAAACTCAGGTCAGAGCAGGCAGGAAGCACAAGCCCCGCCGCCGTAATCGACGCCTCTGTATTCCCTGCAATCTTCAAAGCCAGGGTGGTTCCACCGACTACATCTATGTTTCCGGTAGTACCGTCATGGTTTCCGATTGCCATGTAGTCAGTAATCGGAGTCGTATTGGAGTGAATCGCCAACTCTGGGTGAGTTCCCGCACTTCTAGCCCAGTCAGTCGCAATGGCCCCTAGGTCAGTGATGTGCATCTGCTGGGAAGTGTCACCGATACCGATGACATAGGCGTGGTTGCTGGCATCTCCAGTAGACCAACGATGTCCAACGTCTACTCCATTCCCAAGGTAGAAGTTTCCGTCATCTCCGGTCTGGAATGTGGTGTGCTGGACCTCTTCGTTATACCGACGCCACCTGACGCTTGAGCCGCTTGTGATGCGTACATCGTAGGTATTGGCGGCAAGGGTCAGTTCGTCCCATACGCCAGTGGAGTTGGTTGTAGTAGTGGCCGTAGCACTACACACACTGGTGGACTGAGTGGCCGCTGTGCTGGCAGGGAAGATGGCTACCGCCGCCCCGCAGGTTGCAACACCAGCCGAAGTGTAAAAATTTCCTGTTAATCGAACAGCCATTCATAGTCTCCAGTATTATTAGCTACGTTATTTAACTAATGCTATAAAATCTAAGTCATCTCCATTCGTTGCAGCATCGACCCAGAAATCACTCAGCAAAACCACCGTTCTATGCTCCAATGCCAGGGAAGGATTCAGTGTGATTGAATCTTCTGGAGCTAATTGAAATCCTACCGTAGCAGAAACCGCCGAATCCCCCAAGAAGATATTCCCTGAATTACCTTTACGAGCAGTGAATATGATGCTGAGTACCTGTTCTTTCTTAGTACTAATCTGTACCCGTGTACCAGCAGAGGGCACATCGATAGAGTCAGCCAGTGGCCTAGCCATCAGACCTCACCAAGTGTAAGTAAGAATTCTCCAGCCCAAACGTTGCCGGTATGCTCTACCGCTTTAAGGTCAAGTACATCGACATAATAGACCCACGGGTTGGAGTTGCCAGCATCGTCGGCACTTCTATTCCTAAAAGTGAATCGTGAAAGGGTGTTATTCTCAGTCGCGATGCGTATATTCTCAAACATCTGCTCTAAAGTCTGGCCCCCGTATGGCTCAGACATATCGATAACGACCTGATGACCCCAAAGGGCAGGCAATTTCTTCCGCCATTCTAAGTCTATCTTTAAGATATCCGGCGTTAAAGTGGTTGTTGTCCCACGAGCCAGAGTGGCTTTGAATCTGATGGACCGAAACTCTGTGCCAGCCGGTGCTGCCTCTGCCGGGAAATAGTAAGTCACCTTGCCGTCTGAGGTTATCGCTCCGCTAGAGTTCACTGAAGAAGAATAAGTGTCATTCATGGTCGTAAACGTAGAAGAACCGTTCAATGCAAAGGACATGATGACTGTCTCTGAGCTAGTCATCCCTGAGACTTCCACCTGTAGCCTTACGGCCAACTTATCTACCTCGGACTGCCCTCCAGTGAAATCAGGCGTCTCATGGCTTCCAGAGGTCGCATAAGGCAAATCTGTGACATAGACCGGGTTGATGATGTTGGGCGGTATCTGCATATGGTAGACACGTTGGTTCTGCCCCCACCACATACGGTACTGGTTATACGCATCTGAGACGTGGAGCCAGGTTATGGACCCAGTGTCATTGTCAGACAACCATTTCCTTTCCCAGCCAAACTCATCCCACCCCATGATATGGGAAAATCCCTGGTCGGAATCAGCGAAATCAGCATCTCCAGGCACCTGAGATTGGAATGCTGCACCCGCTGAAGCGATAGAGGTAGCATCGATGATAGCCAATAATTCATTATGGCTAGGCACTAATTGACGAATAGTGCCCCGTCGAGAGGACGGCAATCCATCATCTCTATCCGGTCCCATCTGTTTAACCTGGGCCTTACTAGTGTCGATGTCGTATTTATTCACCCCCAGACCCGCTGAGAAGAACATAGATGTGCGCCAGGAGTCAGCACCCTTACCATTGTCTGGGTGAAAGGGAAGGTGAAGTCGTGTCTCTACGAAACGTCTATTGCCGTAATCATGGGCAAACAAGCCACGGGTGGTGCCCACATATATTATGTCGTTGCCCTGGTTGTCATACCCTACGAACATCGACGTTACTGAATTGTTTCCTAGCTGTATCTTTGCGTCATTAGTCTCGGCCTCTCCAGGCTCAAACACCCACCATAGTTGCCCGGTGGAGTCGATTCCCCAAAGACGCTCATCGTGATGGACCAAGAACTTGGCATCAGTGGTGTCATTTACAAAAGATGAGCCATTGTAGTAAGTCCACCCGCTGTCATAAGCAATAGCCATATAGACCGTGTCATTGAATCGACAGTCATGAATCTCATCAGTAGCGAAATTGGGCAGGGTAGCTACATTTGTCCAAACGTTGGTTGTATCGCTATAAGACCGTAGGTCTGTCCCAAAAGCCGCATAGATGACATTGTTGTATTCAGTGATAACCCCGATGTCAGCAGCCGCCCCTGCCGCAGTCACATTAGCCAAACCGGGCAATACCAAGTGGCCTTCGAATCGTTGCTGACAGTCTGAATCCCAAGAACGATATCGGCGATTCATGTCTTCGCCGTCAAATTTGTCGATGCCTACGCCGCCAGTCCAGTTAGCCCACGACTGCACCGATAGGTTGCGGTGGGTGTCCCTGCTGGTATCAGCGGTGACAATCTTCTGCGGGTCAGTGGAAATCAGTCCTGATTGGACGTTGCCCCGGATAGGATAACGAATGCCATTTAAAACGATTTCTTGTTCTTTAGTAACTGTAGCGGTGGTCATTACGTCACCGTTCTAGCGTTCTTCAGCATCGGGAAGTTTCTCATAGCAAAAGCAGCCGTAGCGAGATTCCCATTAGCCTGACCGATACGAACCCTAGCCTGGCCCTCATCCTCACCTTTGACAACTCTGTTCTGTAGGGTCCCAACCACCCAGTTAACCATGTATCTCTCTGGTATCTCGGTCACGTCAGAGTCAGCAGTGAACTGTGCTGGGTTATCCCCGCCCTTAATCTTCAGCAATCGCCAGCCAAGATAGTCCACTCCGGCTGGAGTGAATATCAAATCTCTAGTCTCTTTATCTATCGACCAAAGATTGGACGGCACCATCTTCCATTCATATGAATCGTTTCGCGTAGCCTCAATCTTGCCTACCCAGGCGATGTTGACCTTCTTATTGGCGTTATATTCTAGGGCCACCGATATGATAGCCGTAGCTTCTGAAGGCGCGAATCCACTTGCTGCCTCCGTCATAGCTACACGGACCCAGGTATCTTCGCCCACGCTTAAAGCAGGTATGGCGATAATCTTGTCTGTATCAGCCCCATTAGCCGTAGCAGAAAGCCTTAATACCAAGTCACTGGCAGCAACCGCTGCGTTCACCTTGATAGGGAATTCAATGAAATCAAAGTCCGATAGGTCAATCGAGCCGATGCTTTGAGATGCGAAATCACCGTCAGTTAAAGACCCGGCAAAACTAAACTTCGTAGCGACTTTGCCGAAAATCTTATCGTTATCGTCCTGAGTGATTGTGATGTCTGAATCAACCGATTCATTCCAAACATTCCCGCCCTCGATGATTTGCAGCGAATTCATAGATGTACGCATCTCTATAGAATTCACCATCTCGAATGTCGTGGGTATGTCAAAGCGAGAGCGTCCACCTGAATGAAGGGTGATGTCTTCGGTTGGGTCATATATATGGGACGTAACGGAGTCCACAGCCTGATTAAAGAGGTTATGGATTCTATCTGGGTCGTAAGCCGGACTCCACAATTCGGCTGTGTCATTCGTCGCTGTAGCGTCGGAAACAGCAGGAAAGAAAGTCATCGTCACCCGGCTAGAAGAAACAGAGGTGTCCGTGACCACACGAGTCAGACCGTCATTGTTTGAACCAGAGGTGAATTGCAAGAAATTGCCATTGAAATCATCGGCAGTCTTATTCGGGACATCGTCAATCAGAAGCGTAGTGGTGGACCCTGAAGCAGCTCCGGTTATCTTACGAAACGCATCTCCAAGGAGGTATCCTACCTTCTCTCGTAGTTCTTGGCGGGTATTTCCTTGTGTGACAGCCACAAATTACACGTCTGCCAAGTAAAGAACAATAGTGCGGTCAGCACCTTGGTTTACGTCGGCTTCACTGCTGGTATTAGTAGAGACCACTCTACCGAATCCAACCGATGTGATAACGATGTCAGCCTGGTTAGCATCGCCAGAAACCGCATGATACTCAGAAGCTCCGGTTGCTATGCCAGTCAACTTGTAGATAGCCCCGCCTCGGTCAACGACCTTGACGTAGGTTCCAGAAGGTTCTTCTACCTCAAACGTCACATCGCCTGCTGTCCACGCCCCTGGAGTCACCACGGCAACGATACGTTGTCCATTGAATTCAAAGCTTGTCGAGACCGCCTCACCATTAGCTATGGTCAGTGATTCTCGTCTAGGTTGGGTCATTATTAATCACCTTACGCGGAGGTTGTAAGTGCCCATATCTTTCTCTGGCTTCGGATACCGTGATGCCTTGCTGAATCGCTAACTGTCTATGCCAAAGCGCATCTGGCATATCATGCTTGTCAGAATTCCACGGGGCGGGTTCAGTCTCCCACCGGCCAGCATTATAGTTATCAAACGCTGGAATCTCCCGTACAAATTCCTGCAACTCAGGATGCAACTCAATCAATTTTGACCAAGAGCAACAGATACGAAACTCTAATGTTCTGCCAAGATATGGATTAGTCCAATACCCGATACGCTGGAATGTGCAATCACATAAGTCATCGCCGTGTTCCCAACGTATCTCAGGGATGTGTTCCAGCAGAAGAAGAGTACCTAACATAGTTATCCTACGTTAGAGACTGTGCCATCAGCGATTATCTTTCTCAACACAGTATCATTAGCAAACAAAGCACTTGAAGTAACGATTGCTCCAGCGGCTTGTGTACCTGTTTTGAAGATGATTGCGCTTGTGGGTTCTGTGGTAGCGAACGCTGTTTCCGCACCCATGTAGAGGTTCTGTGCAACAACGTGGGCATCACCAGCAGTGACAGTCAGGTCACCGGCAGTGACCGTTGCCCCGCCAGCAGTGACAGTAAGGCCATTGGTGGGAAGGACTAGGTCATTGGTAGCGTCATCCCATACGCCGACATTAGTCCCGTTGACCCAAACTTCTAGATTGGAGTTTTCGTGGTCGTATTTCCATCCACGCATTCGTCCTGAATCAGCCATTATGTTCTCCTATTGCTGCAAGGCAGCACTTGAAATAGGGCTAACAGCCCTCATTAATCCAGCTTGTGTCTCTTATGCCGCCGACCAATACTAGAATCTAATCGGTGGTTAGACTTGCATTTGTTACAGAGATACACCATATCTGACGTAGGCTCAGGGGATGCCGGAGCCTCAGGGATATCAGGAATATCAGGAATGTCAGGAGCCTCAATGGTCTCTGGGGCTTCTGGGGCTTGAGGTGTCTCAATCACATCAACAGGAGCTACCTCTTCCGGCACTCCAGACAAATGAGCAAGAATCTTTCGGTTCAGTGAACGGTCTTCCTCTTGGGCGATGCGCTCAATCTCAAGTCGTTGAGCGTTCATCATCTCCCATTCTTGATGATGCTTTCTGAGTAAATGACGCTGTGCTTCCATCTCATTGGGTATATTGTTCTTGTGACACCGTGGGTAGCCTACTGCATCAAAAGCCGCCCGTTCAGGACGGTCAGCATGAAGGGGGCAGGTAACGTTACCACGCCAGGGAGATTCATTTGGCTGGTCAGGGGTCCAGCAAGCAAGCCCTCTCATGGCAGGGTTATTGACGTAGTCGTTAGGGAATACCTCTTTAAGTTTCGCCCGAACTCCATTCATGTTGAAGATAGACGGCTCTTTGGTGTCGGTATTCCACATAGTCACGTACCCAGCCGACGTAACTCTGGTGTTAGTGATGGGAACGTCCTCGTCTCCAGTATTCATGCCCTGCATCCCGCCCGGTTCAGGGGCAGTTTGAAGAGCGCGTTCCGCTGCCATTATCCTTGCTTCATTAGATGCTGTAGTCATCTACCCTCTCTCAATACTTACTAACGGACCAGATACAGAAACACGCTTTTTATTCAAGAAGAATTCATCAACCCTGTTATGGAATCCCTCTACTAAATCTTCATGCTCCGGTCCTAGGATTTTCTCCATGTCTATCTCACGGAGTTCATTCGCCAGGTCTTTCAACTCAGATACGCAATGCACCCATTCTTCTGGTGGAGCATCGGTATGCGAAGCCGATTGGATACACTTGGGGCCGCTCGGCCATAGCTCTGCGACCCCCATGTCCTCGATATATTGGCATCGCTGGCCATCTCGCCAAACGATGATTATCTGGAATCGGTGAAGAAGCCCTCCCAGTGCGGGAGACAGATTCAACTCAACTAAGGTGTATGCCTTCTCGTCCGTGTCTATCTCATAGACTGAGGGGAGTCGGTTAAACCCTGTATTGGGGTGAATGTATTCTTCAACGCCTAGTTTCAATTAGGCCGTCCAGTCCCGGTTGGCTTCTACCATCAGATAGTCAACGTGCATAATCTCATTGGCAGCACCCTTGGCTTCAAGGGCAAGAATCAACGACAGGTCAACGCTTGTAGAAACCGCTCCGGTGACCGTTCTTACTAGAACTCCATCCAAGAACCAACGGACCGTACCATTAGGGGCCAACTCCAAACGAAGGACCTGCCACTCACCAGTTACTGCATCATCATCGCAGTCTAGTGCCGTGGAATCAGTTTCTCCGGTAGTAGTCCCGCCGTTGTATACGGTGTGCCAGTCTTCGTCATCAGAAAGTTCTGCTGAGAGAAAGAATCCACATATATCCGAAGCTGTCAACGTCAAAGTTGTTGTAGCACCGGTCATCACATCGGTTTCTATGCTGAGAGTACTTGGGTCAATATCGGTGAATCCGAAGAAGACCTCTTTAGTGTCAAGGTCTACGAATCGAACGCGGGTCTCTGCCACGATTGTACCCATCAACCCTACATCAAAGGCAACAGGAGTTCCTATCAGAATCGTGTGGTTGTCTTCGTTTGTAGTAGTCATAACGCCGACACCGCTAATCGCATCAGCGTGCAAGAGGGGGATGCCCGAATCTGTATCTTCGGAACCTTGACCAGCAACAGTGAAATTACCAAGTGCCCTATCCGTTGCAGTATTTGAGACGGGGTCTTCCGCAAAGAAATCTTCAAAAAGTCTAATTCTGCCGTTAGCTGATTGAGCCATTTTATTCACCTACTTGTTTAAGCTTTAGCTCTAAATTTCGTATACGCTCCCTGTAGGGAGCCACTGCCAAAAAGATGTTATTCCTAGGGACAGCGGCTAGATTCTCTATCCGTATGTCCGAAGGGTCACCATTCAAATTATGCACAACCCATTCTTTAGGAATAGGACCATGTGCTTTTGCCCAGGCTTCACGCCGGGAATTCATTACGAAGTCGGCGTAGTCGCGTCACTCAGGATTTCATATCCCCAGTTACCCGAAGACCGTTCCCCGTACACGTACTCATCATAGTGGTACATGATAGTCGCGCCACCGCCGATGTCTTCACGTCGAACCGCTACAGCCCGTGGGCTACGGCCCTGAACGAGGACAAGAGCCATCTTGGAATAAACTCCGCCTTTCGCGTCATTTGAAGAGCTATCAATTGATATCTCGTTATTCTCATGGATGGAGACGTTTCCAATCATACCCTTGAATCCGTTGCGGAATGCATCTGCACTCAGGCCACCGCTGCTGATGTCATAAGTTCCCACAGGGGAAGTCATCTCGTCAGTGATGTCCTTTATCTGGAAAGCGTGTAATTGGGCATGGAGCGGGGCAGGACCTGGCTCGGTAGTGTTACCAGTAATCCGTACTGAAGCAGCCATGATATGACCATAAGTCAAAGTAGTACCTGCTCCAGCTAGAGAAGTAGTAAAACTATCTAGTTGAGTCAAGCCGTCTTGATTCTTCTTGCGAGTCATGGCGTTTTGAGCCAGAACCCCTAGTTTGGCAACCCCGTGTTGGACGATACGCTCTCCTACCCGGTCAGTGATAAGTGTTTCAATACCTACCACGGTTGGGGTCAGAGGGAAGTCAGTATCCGACATTTGCTGAGGGTTGTCGAGAATCGTATCCTCGGTGATGGCCTGGGCAGTAACCTTGGCATAAGAAACCTCGTGCCATGTGATACCCATTCCTTTACCAAGGGTTTGCCGGTCCACCGTGGACATGATTTCGCCTTCATTCTCACGAACATTCCTAGACGCCCCGACAATTGTCGGCAAAGAAGCATCCAGTGAGTCAGTGGTAGTTCGTCCTACAGCCATTGTTCCCTCCGATTATGTAAGAGTTTGTACGTATGCATCAAGCAGAGCTTTCTGCTCAGGGCTTATTACCATATCTGGATTTGCACCTGTAGCTGCCAAAAGTTGAGCGGTAGTCATAGGTGCGCTACCAGAGGGTAGACCGCCATCGGGCGTGCCATCATCGACTAGATTGCCTTCAAGCTTCGCTAATCGACGAGAAGTCTCGCCATTGTTTTTCAATAACAATGCGTAGGCTTCCATTGATGGAGCATCATTAAAACCGGCGAGAGCAGCAGGGTCAACACCGTACTTAGTGCTAAACGCCGCAATGGCTCGTTGTTTACGACCATTGTATTCTTCATTAAGCCTAGTCTGTTCGTATATCTGTTGCGCCCTGACATCTCCAGCCATTCGCTCTTGAGCCATGTCTACGGCAAACCGCTGAGCAGTATCTTGGTCATACCCAAGATTGATATACTTCTGGGTTATCTCATTCTGAAGTGTCTGTGCCTGAGTCGCATTCTGGTTGATAGCCTGGACTCGCAGGATTTCATCTCTGTTAGCCCGTAACTCAGCAAGTTCTCGTTGGTCTGCCTCGGAAAGAGTGTTGGGCTGAGTCTCGGTTACAGGAAGTTGAGCATCTGCTGGAACGGTATAAAGGTCTTCTACCGGCGGAACGGGCGTTGAATCAGGCGTACCAGGTTCAACGGGTTCAACAACTTCAGCAGGCGCAGGGGTATCTGTAGGAGTTTCAAGAGCAGCAAGCTCCTCGTCAGCAAACATCGGCATTACCGTGTTTGTGATTGGATTGACTTCTAGTTCAGAGTTATCTTGTATTTCATTTGATTGCGTCATAAAGCCTCAAAATTTGGCAAATAAAAAAGTCGCACTCTCCAAAGAGATATGCGACCATGCGCTCTATCTATACCAAATATGTACTTGTAGGAATTACGCTACCAGTACTGGTAGTCTTGTGTCAATCACTACCCATATACCACCACACCTTTTGCTACGGCAGAAGAACTCCACCCTACTTCCTTTCTCTAGGCGTATAGGCCATTTGATATCGCATTTTGGGCAATGTGCTTGAGTAGATGTCATCTGCCAAAGAACTTATCAGCTTTTTCTTCTTTATTCCCGCCCAGTAATTCTTCTATCTCTTTTTTACGTAATTCCTTTTCTCTTTCAGTCTGTTCTCCGAATAAACGCACGATAAGGTTTTTCTTTTCCCTTTCGTAGATTGCGTCAGACCAGTTTCTCCAGTCAGGATTCTCCCGTTTGAGTTGGTCATTTAACAATTCACTACGAACATTCTGTCCTGTAGCTTGAATAAGCTGACCCACTAAGCCGATGCGTGATTCGGTCTCAGCAACTAATCCTTCAGGTAGATTGGGTCGCAATAACTCCATCGAAGATTGTCCAAAGCCAATGGGGGCACCTAAATCCTGAGCAAGCTGTGCGGTACGAGAAGCAACACCGCCGGGTCCTAATGTCGTGATGTCATTACCGTAGAAATTCTCCCCTGCTTTTTGATTTTGTGCAGCACGTATAGGTACAGAGAATCTGCCTTCTACGAATCCTTCTGGGTCAAGGACACGGAAAGCTGTATCCATCTGGCCAGCAATGTCGAGTTGTATCTTATTGTCACCTGTACCTCTGAATGGTAAATCAGGAGAAGCGAAGTCACGGTTATAGCCAATGGGCGATGGACCGTATTCCGTGCTTGCTATCGGTGAGAATCTATCGAATGGAAGATACTTTCCAGTGCTAGCAAAGTGGATGATTTCAGCAGTGGTAATCATGAATAGCCATGTACCCAGCCAGTTCTCTAACCAAAATTGTTTATTCGGACCACGTAACAATCCAGTAGCTTGGCGAAGCAATCCTTCAGATTCATTGATGGAAAAGAACAACCGTTTTGCTGTCTCACGTATGGTTCTATCCTGAATCACGCTTTGGGATGCCGGTATGGTAGAGAACCGTTTATTCGCTGCTATGGCAATCCTGCGTGCTATCTGTGCATCAGTGTCATTCGGATAGGTACGAGCCATCACTGGAGCGATATTATGCCGAATGTCATTGATGATGGCGGCGCGGTAAACACCATCAAACAAACCACGTCTCATAGACCCTTCTAAGGCAATCAATGCACGGGGGATTGCTTTGCCTTTCTTTACCCATCCCACTTCGGTGGCAACATCACGGACGATATCATCAACCGCTCCATCAAAGATGGTCACGTCAGTCAAGCCAAGGCCAGAACGACTGATTTCTTGCAGATTGATGCCCGGCCTACCTTCAACGATAGGTTTTGTGCTTTTCAGTTGCTCCATCAAACTTAATCGTTTACCAGGCGAGAAGTTGGCATGAAGGATATCTTTGACCGTCATAGGGTAATGAGCTAAGTGACTGACTGCTTCAAACGGGTGGCCCTTACGCATAGCATTGACCATGCCGTGCCATGAACCTATGCCGCTTCGCGTAAGAAAGTCAGACTGCTGAAAGAATGAGCCGAATAGCTTAGCCCGTTTAGGCATGAAGGTTAACCAGTCGATATACTTTATAAGATTAAAATCACGCCCACCTACGGAAACCTCTAATCCTTTAGGCTTCTTTCCGTACATATTCTCTAAAGGATTTGCCATCTCAGTTCTAACCTGCCAGCGACCTACGGTAGCCTGCTGGAGTTCTCCAGTAGCCTTGTTTCTAAAAGCTATAGGCTTCCCCTCAAATGCAGGCCCGACTTCAGGAACACGCCAACCAACCTCCAATGGGCCTGTCTGATGTGGCTTAATCATATCGTCACCAAGAGTCTTCAAAGCTTCAACTAGCTCTGTTTGCTCTCGAAATCTGATACCTTGAAGCTTGGCTACACGCAATTGCTCGTAAGGATTCCAGAATAGTGGCTCGAACCCAAGTTCTCTCATCTCTTGATAGGTCGCGCCATTACGAGGCTTCTTAAAACCAGGCTTTGTGACTAATCTTCCACGCCTTGATTCAAACATCCCTTTTGGTGGCTTCCACCCGCGATAGAAATAATCATCACGTGTAGCCATGTTAGGTTCAAAATCAATGCGGAGAGCAGATTCAAAGTCCATCTCTTGACGTAGATTATCGTAGATTTCTTTGACTCGGTTGGCTAGTTTTATCTCGCCAGATGCAACCTTACTTGGATTATGTAAAGCATTATAAAGATGGTCTAGGATAGGTATGTCTTCTTCCCGTGCTGCTATGGTATTACCGCGCCGGACGCCGATATTTGCGGATTGTAGTAATTGATTGCCACGAACAACCACACCGTCAGCCTCTTGGATAGCTTCAGCAATCGCAGCTTCATGCAAACCCAAGATAGTCTGGTCAAGACGTTCATCGCTTTGCTGGGCAGCTATAGACTTCCGTAGCAATCGGTTCTCGACAGATGGCATATGACTAGAGCCAGCCGGTGGCACAGTAACCTCGTCAGTCACAGGAGGAGATTTACTACCATCAGGTATGGCTGAGTCAATCTGGGCATTCTTTGCTTGGTTCGCTTGACGTACCTGCGCCCGAAGTCGCGCCACTGCTTCTGGGGTACTAGCTTCATACGGGATTTGACTAGGGCGAATAAATTGCTCAGAAAATGGATATCTACCTGAATTCACAGTTTCTGGAGCTTTAGGCATTGATGACTGTGGCGGAAGTTCTTGTCTTTTCCAGCCTTGACCTTCATTCTTCCATACAGCGCGAATATCAGCAGCGGTTCCTTCGCGTGATATGGTTGGAACCATATCTCTTACTGGACGCTGACCAGATGGAAGTCTTTCTCCCCGCCATACCCTATGTGGTATCTCTACTTCAACCAAGTACATCGGAGCATCTGGCCTAATCCCAGATTGCAAAGTCCCTGCTTCTTCTAATCCTCCGCCCCAGCCTGCTCCTCCAGGGCTATCAGACCAATAAGCAAGATAATCAGGTATAAGCTCCCCGTCCGGGCCAGCTTGAAATTCTCTCCCAAAGTTTTCCCCTTGAGCCATCTTGTTATATTCAAACTCGCTCATAGAACGCCATGAGTGAGTAGTACTAGGAGTCTTAGATTGAATTCCCTGAGGAAACTGAGTTGCATCTGTAGTAACAGATTTGCCCATAACCCTTGGACTAGCCCCGGCTTGACCTGTTTTTCTAACGACAGGGATAGGAGGAGTCTCTTTGAACGGTTCCCATCCAATAGCTCCAGGCAGGTCTAGCTCACTTATCTTAGCCTTTTGAGAAAATCCTTCAAACAAGCCACCGCGCATACTCCCTGTCTGCTCTAACGGCCTTGAAGGCGGCGTAGCGATATCTGCAATCTGCTTCTCTAGAGATGCTGCATCTTCTAGATGTTTAGCCATTATGTAAGAACGACTATTTTTAGGATTACTGATATCAGGATTAGCGATTTGTCTACGTGCATTTGCGCGAGATACTCCGGTCAGGCTTTCAACCTCAACCGTCATTCTCGCAATCTTAGCTTGAATATTACGAAGTTTAAGACGTAATTCCCTTGTGCCCTCAGTGTTTAATCGTCCGATGAACTGAGTTTGAGTAGTACGGGGAGTGACATCTTTGCCGCCACTTCTTCTTGTGACGGCAGTACGAACTTCCCCTCCAACAGGGACCTCTCGTGGCAGTAATTCAGAGACACGTTTTACATCGGCAGCAGTAGCATTGCCTGGAAGAACTTGGACCTCGTTCCCTCTGCCCCCTAGCGGCCCAAGTTCAGCCCATGCTTTTTCTTTTTCCGCTACGGTAGCAAAATGAACCCTTATTCCAGACGGATTATCATTAGTCAACAGTACAAAGCTAAGGTCATCGGGAACTTGAGTTCGTCCAGGTGGCAAAGCCAGTTGCGCTCGCGTGTTTATCGCTGATGCTACGCCTTCGGTTCTTGTCGGTATGCCACGAGCATCTAGCCCTACATTCTGCACATTCTGTACGGCATCGCGTAATGCGATTTGTCTTTGAATGGACGGTGGTGCTTCAGAGATAAGGTTACTAGCGCGACCAATTGTAACGTCATCAACAAAGTTACGAGGCCCAGATATTCCAAGGCCGCGTCTACCAAGCTGTGTAAATCCTACTCCTGGGATTAAGTTCAATGGGTCGCTTCCAGCTTCCAATAAAAAGTTTTGCCCAAAATTTCTTTCGGAAGCGCGTTGGTTGATAGCATCTACCAACTCTCTTAAACCAGGGTTTGCACCTGCTTCTCCACGGTATAACCGTTGTATAGCAGTGTCAGGAGATATGTCTAATGGGTCTACGATGCGTCCGTGTATGCCAAGTTGTTCAGCAAGGGCACGCTGTAAGCCAATCAATTCTGATGTATACGCAGCACCTACGCGAGCAGGTATCCTGGCATAATTCATTGCCCGGCCTAACGGGTCTCTGTCAGGAGGGCGTTCTTCAAAGGGTAGAGGTTCCCGTCCTTCAAATACAGAACCAGGGGCTGGTGCGCGTCGAGCTTCGTACTCTTCGATTAATTCTGCTTGGCTCTTACGACGAGTGGCTTCTTCTGTAACCTGAGGAGGTGCCACTTCGATATCGGCAGGAACTTGAGAAACTTGAGGAACTTCAGGAACTTGAGGAACTTGAGGAACTTGTGAAACAGCCTTATTCGCAAATGCCTCAGCGATGATTTTTTGTGAATCTGTTGATGCTTCGGTTGAGGCATCTTTATTTGCAAATAATCCAGCGATTATCTCTTGCGAAGTAGGCTCTGAAGTAGGCTCTGGGGTAGCCGTAGCAATAGGCGCACCCGCAGCTCGCTCTTTTTCAGCAAAAAGACTAGCGATAAGCTTTTCAGATTCAGATTCTGGGTCAGCCATTATCTAACAAAACTAGCTCTAGGATTGAATGTTCTTCCGATTTCTCCGCGCTGCCCTAAAGGAGTACGGAATCGGTCTCGACCAAAGTCAAAAGCATCGATGTACTCAGTAAACCTAAGCTTTGGGTCGAAGCGTTGCAATCCCTGGAATCTATTGAATATCTCTTCGCGTTGTTTTTGAGCAGCTTGACGCTGATTAAAGGGCATATTGGACCTAGATAATGCGCCTTGAAAAGCGATATCAGGCTCTTCTTCAAGAAAATCCTCGAATCCAGGGAAGCCTGAGGGTTTATCAAAGAAGTTTTGGTCGAATTGATTAAAGAACGTATTCGGTTGAAACGCTCCGAATCCTTGAGTAGTCATTAGAATCCTGTAAAGGCTGTGGTCATTAAGTCCATGATTTGGTCTGGAGTTTGATACGAACCCGGATTTATTGCAGCTTGGTCGGCAAATTGATTACCAAGCATCCTTCCATATCTCGCTCTATATAATGGATTGATATTTGATAATAATGGTTGTATAGACATATCAAAAGCATCTCGTGCAGCACCGGCAAGCGGTTGACCTGATTCATCAAGGTATCTTTCCATCCACCGAGCATCACTAGTTCCGGCAGCACGTATATCACCTAAAGCACTAGTTAAGCTAGCCGCTGTGGGTGGGGATTGCCGGAATTGACTAAAGGCTTCTTCACGAGGTATATCTCTACCAAAGTTAGTGATGGGCTGTTGACCAAAGAATTGATTAAGTATACTGTTTGCCGCTCTTTGACCCAGTGGAGCTAGTGGACCAAAATTCGTTGCACGTATCCTACGGAGAGCCTCTTGGTCTCCTTGTTCACGGATTAAGTCTGCACGACTAAGATTTACTACTGGTGGCACTGGAACGACTGTGGCAGACTCTACTGGTGTAGGGATATTTTGAGAACCATCAGGGGCTACAAACGAACCTTTGACCGTATCCCAGACCCCACCCGGTGCTATCAACTCATCTACAGACATACCTGACTGCCGAGATATAGCTTGCAAAGCCTGGTTCGCATTGCTTCCGTAGTCACCGCGGTTCCATGCATCTAATACTGCGGCGATGATTTGCTGTAGCTCTCTGTCTCCAGCACTTATCTGAAATGAATCCGTTCCCGCATTAGCTGTTGGATTCTGTGTTGGATTAGCCGCTTGATATTCTGGGCTGGCCATGACTTTCCGTTGCGCTGCCATGACATCGGCATTTGAATTTTCAAATGTCCCATCTGCCATTACTAATTGAAATCTTGACTGAGGGTCTCCGCCAGACGGGTCTACGCCTATGGCATAGTTTTGTTTTTTACCAGTTCCTATGTCGATATATACTGCCATGACTTACTCCTTAAAGGGGACTTAGTCCATTAATCTGTGCGCCGGGACGTGGCATACCAGGTGGGACGTTAGGCCCAGCCTGGAACGGCGTTCCTATACCTGGAACCGGGGGCGGAACCCCTTGAGCGGCCTGCGGAAGTGTCTGTGGACTGAATCCAGTACCGCCACCATCACTTCCGTCTCCATTGTCTCCTTCCCCTGGTGGTACTAGATTATCTATATTACCACCAACTTGGAAGAATTCCTGCACCTGTCTTTCCCAGAAAGCCTGCCAGTATTGCCCACCTTCTATGTCACCAGCCTTGAAGAGAGCGTCAGCCATCCTATGGGCTTTGACTAATGGGAACTCCGCAGCCATCTGTTCTAAGACCTTATCCATGTCTGCGTCAGGGTCCTGGCGTTCTAGTACGTCCTCTAATATATCTCTTCTAGATAACGTCGGCATACCATCCGCCATCGGTGATGACAGTCTTGCCGCCATCTCTATCTTACCAGCTTGGTCCTCTGGGAGTTCTGGGACTAGGGTTATCTCTGCTTGGGGTAAGTCCCTAATCCCTTCAACCGTAATCTCTGACGAGAACCATTTGCGGTTATTATCTTGGCCGCTCATTTGCATCCCTTGTCCGAATGCGCCCGTATTGAAATGGTCGCTCCAGTTATTACATATCTGTCTAAGGGCCATCGATAGAGCTTTGACTAGGGGTATGACCTTATCAGCCGCCCCGCCCTTCAGGTTCTGCATAGCGAACCCGGAGATTGCCGCCGGTGTCTCACCGAACATTATGACCGGTAGGCCACCGCGTTGCATGGCCCCGGATACCACGGTCTCGTAGGTGACAAGGTCAGGGGCAGACCTCAAGAAATCATAGACCTCTAGTTTTTCATTGGCCCCTAGAGGAATCTCGGCTCCGTCTTCGAACGGGTTACCTTCGACCATCTTGGTGCCGGATTCACTTTGGATGCCAAAGACGGGTTTCAGACTTCGTGCGGCTAGGTTCTTCAGGATAGACATCATGAAATTATGAGTCTCATATTGTCCACGGTTCTCTGCGTAGATGCTCTCTCCGTAGTCGGCCATCGACGCCCCGAAGTGAGCGGCAGATAGTGTGCCTAAATCAGGGCCGAAGGCAGAGCCGGAGTTCTGTCGGCCAAAGGCATCCTCATTGATTACGGACATCACGACTGGCTGAAGGGTGGAAGCCACGTTCCAGCACGGAACCCTGTTCATGCCGTGTCTACGGCGATGGATGAATCCTTCTTTGACCGCCGGAATTATGAGTGTATTATGTGTCCGGTCATAATAATCGTAGACGATTACCAAATCATTGGACTTACCAGCCGTCTCATTGAGCAGGCTGACATTCTTGGTCGATAGTGTATCTTCGACCTCAGAGCGGAGGCGGTAGTATTTATGACAGAGCCACATCAACCCGTCCTCTCCGTTCTCGTACATGACGTTCCTGGGGTCGAATGGGGTAGCGTCAGCGTAGACCTCCCCGGTATTCTTCTTCACTAGCTGGGAGCGTCCACAGGTACGGCCTCTGATAGCGAGGTGCCAGGACATGGTATCTCTGAGCGGGGGTCGGTCTCCAAGGACCAGGCGTTCGTCGTTAGCCTTGAAGTTCCCAGCCAAGAATCTTTCTTTGTCAGAGTTATCGTCCCTGACTGACCGGCCTTCTTCCTGGTTCGCTTCCACCGGGACCTGGATGGTCATCGCAGCACTACCAAGGATACCGACCATCTTCCTTCCGAAGGTACGAGGTTCGTTGGTCGTATAGGTCATATACCCGGCTAGCCCGTCTTCTTCAGAGCCGGTGTATCTATCCAGCCGCCAGAGACCGTAGTCGAAGTCCATCCGCTCTCTGAGCAATTGGGTATCTTGTTCTTTCTGATTGACTATCTCGATTATGTCTTCTGGGCTTCGTATCGCCATGTTTCACTCTCTTGCTATTAATGCCTCTTTACCCGAGCCGTATTAGAACGGACATCGCTGAAATCTGACGGTCTATGACGATATTCGTCCCTGCTATGATGGCTGACAATCTTAGCCGTCTGGTTATAATTAGCCCTTTCTGGCATCAAATCCGAGATTATATAGCGTTCAGCGTCCATCCTGTGGAACGTCGATTTGCTGTCAATCTTAGCCGTTGGCTCATAATTCTCGTCCAATTCACGGGAATAACTCAACTTTTCGTCTAGATATCCCGTCAAATCATTGAACACGAACATCTTATTCTGTTGATGATACCCATAAACCGTGTTGATTCCAACCTCTACGCCGCGCTCACGAGGTTTACCTATAGGCCACCCGGCTATGGTGAACGCTTCTCTCCATCCATCTTCATGGACCGCGCCCCCGACCCT